GATGACAAGACCATCACGCTGATCACGAGGCCATTATGAGTTATGCCACGGTTGCCCAACTGCGCCAGTATCTTGCACAAGTGCCAGAGCACGCACAGCAGCGCGTCACGCTAACCGGCGCACCGACAGGCGGCACATTTACCCTGAGTTACGAAGGGCAGACGACAGCCACAATTGATTATGACGCGACGGCAACCGCTGTGCAGACGGCGCTCGTTGCGCTCTCCACTATCGGCAGTGGCAAGGCGCGTGTGTCGGGCGCGGCAGGCGGCCCATGGGATGTGGTGCTCGTTGCAGGCAATGACGCCAGCCCGCTCACCGGCGACGGGAGTGCATTAACTGGCGGCACATCACCCGATGTGAGCATCGAACCCGCAACCGATGACCTGCTTGAGGCTGTTTTGGAACGCGCTACTGACATCGTTGATGAGGCGCTAGGCTTTTCCTTCGCAGGCTATAGCAGCAGCGAAAAGATTGTCTTTGCTGAGCGCTCCAAGTGGTTGACGTTACCTCACTATGAAGCGGGCACCATCACAAGCCTGACCGATTACGATGCAGCCACAACCTATGTGGAAGGTACCGATTATGATGTAGACGATGACAACCACCGCTACCTGTATCGTGATGATGTGTGGAGGCATCGCCGCTACCGTGTAACGGCTGCCTGGGGCTATGGTGAGCCGCCGCCTGCCATCGTTGAGGTCACAATAGAGGTTGCGGTCAATATCTGGCGCGCAAAAGACCGGGCGCTTTTCACAGACGTCATCGGCGTCGAAACCGGGCCGGGTGGCGGCGCCGTCGTTGGGTATCAGGGCGCGATGACAAACCAGCAGCGGATGGTCATTGCTGGCGTGCGTGACCAGTATCGCGAGCGAGTATTCTAATGGCAACAGTTGAAGAACTTCAGCGGCGCCTCTCTGATAGTCGCCTTCGCAGCCTCGAAGAGCAGGCACTGAGCCGCGTACTTGCGGTCGTGGAAGGCAACGTCAAGCGCCACACACCCGTCAAGACCGGCAACTTGCGGCGCACCATTACACACCGTGTGGAGCGTCCCGGCGTCCGGGGTGTCGTTGGCACGAATGCAAGTTATGCGCGGCCCGTGCATGAGGGCAGCCGGGCACATCTCATTCGGCCCAGGCGCGCCAGTGTGCTGCGTTTCAAGGTGGGCAGCAAGATTATTTACACCAAACTGGTCAGGCACCCTGGCACACGAGGGCAGCCGTTCATGCTCGAAGGGCTTGCTGCGAGCCGGGATAGCATCCGCGATATCCTGAGCGATACAGGACAGGATTTCTTTCGAGGGGATGTTCGATGAGTTACCGCGACGTGCTGACTGGGCTACATACGGTATTCGGAGGCGTTTCGCCGCCCATTCCCGTGCTGCTGCGCTATGAGCCGACTGCTATCCATCAAACGCCAACGTTGTACAGCCTGCTTGATAGCGTTGATCGGCAGCGACAAGGGCAGATCAACGCGACGCGCTATCGCGTACTCAATCGGCTTGTGGTGCGCTGGCAGGATAATGAGCACGCTGAAGAGGAGTTAATCCCATACGTTGACGCCCTGGCCGCGGCGATTGATAGCGATGCACACCTCGGTGGCGCCATTAGTAGCGGTATCGCAACCGTCAACAATATGGAGGCTGTATTCGTCAGCATCGGCGGCGTGATCTATCGAGCACTCGATATCTATGCGGACGTGCTCTATAAGACGCCAATCACATAGGAGGCATAATGGCTGAGATTGCATTTGAAAAATTTGGCCTGGCACTGGAGAGCGTTCGAGGAACCAAGATTACAACGCCGACTATTATTGCGAGTACAAACGAGCGGCTTGTGACGCCGCGACAAGAACGCTACACGCCTGAGGTGGCGCTTGGTAACCTGGTGGAGTTTTACAAATCGGTTGCAGCACAACAGATGGTTGAGTGGAACCTGAGTGGCGCCGCTGATCTAAACCTGCTGTATGTCATCCTGCAAATGGCAGTGGAAGGTAGCCCGACCGTAACCACACCAGGCACCGATGCCGATCTTGCCGTGTTCGAACCTGACACCACAAGCGACACGCTGAAGAGCGCTACCATCGTCTTTGGCGATCCTGCGGTACAACTCTGGTCAGCGGGCTATAGCATGGTTGATACGTTGACGCTCTCCTCTGATGCCACGGGAGCCGACGGCCTCACAATGGAGGTCAACGGCATGGGGCAATGGTGGGGTGAGGAGTCGGGGCCGATTACGTTCCCGGCACTTGTGGACTTTCCGCTCCTGGTAGGCACCGACATGGAAATCTGGATTGATACCAGTAGCGCCATTGGTACGACCGCCGTCACAGGTCGCTTCCTGAGCGCTACCCATGAGATCAACACCGGCGTTACCTATAAATACGTCGCAACCGGGCCGACAGGCGAGCGCACATTCAGCAATACCGGGCGCAACGTGCGTAGCATCACCACAACACTGCGGTTTGAGGTGCCAGATCTCACGCAATACAACTACTGGAAGGACGCCGAACGATTGAAGGTGCGCGTGCGGCACAATGGCCCATTGATTGAAAACGTATCAGCCACCGACTACTATCACTATGTGCAGGTCGACACCTATGGAGAGGCGACGATGCTGGAGTGGGGTGAGTATGCCGACAGTAACCGCACGGTAGAACTAACCATTCAATCGATGTATGACACGACGTTCGAGAATGATTTCCAGGTCGATTTGCAAACTACGGGGCTAGCATAATGTTTGTTTCAAATGAGCCTGTGCGCATCGTTGCGGACGGCTGCGAACACCTCCCAGAGAGTGAAGCCGACGCCATTTACATCAAGCCGAAAATGGACTTCGGCACCAAACAGCGCGTCATGAGCGAGGCGGCACACCTCTCGCAGGCGAATGGTGTAGAGGTGGGCGGCGGGATGCGCATGGATATTCAGATCGGCGCGTACCAGACCGCGCTGCTGGTGTATAATGTGGTGCGCTGGTCGGGGCCGTCGTTTCAAGATGTAGCCTGTGAGAAAGCCAACATTTTGCGCCTCGACCCAGACGAGCCGCTTGTTGAAAAGGTGTTGCGCGAAATTGGCAGCCGCAACGCAGAGAAGAAGCGACGTCCGGAGGCAGACCCAAACCCAAAAGCAATCCCTACGCCCGAAGCCTAGAGGAAATCTGGCTCCTCATACTGGACGGCAAAAAGACGCTTCGGCCAGGGGAGCGCATCGGGCATTATGATTTGTACGTTATGCTCGCTGAACGCTATCACTGGACGCCACAACAGGTAGACGCGCTCGACCCGGACTTCGTGACTGAACTCAGCGCCCGCATTAACGCCGGAGCGCGCCAGCAAGAAATCCAGCGCAAGCGACAAGAGCAGGAAGATCGCCGCAAGGGTAAAGGCAGAAGGAACCGCCGCACGTGACCACGACCGAGGAACTCAACTTAATCGTTCGCTTGCAGGATGAGGCAAGCGGCGCGCTTGGTAAGCTTCGCAGCGGCCTGGGTAGCGTGGGCACCGTAGCGGGCGGCGCGGTTGTGGCCGGAGCAGCAGCGGCAACTGCTGCCATTGCGGGCATCGGCGCAGCGGCGATTACGGCAGTCAATCGCACCTCTGAACTTGATCGCGTCATGGGAGATCTGAGTGATGAGGAGTTACGCGACGTTGCAGATGAGGCGCTCTACCTCTCAGATGCGTTCGGTGTGGATATGGTCGAGAGCGGGCGCGCTGCTGCCCGAATGGTTGATGAGTTCGGCGGCACCGCTGAGGATGCATTCCAGGTACTCATCGAAGGCCAGGAAATGGGCCTTGATCGGTTCGGGGATTTGAATGATACGCTCAACGAGTACGGCCAGGACTTTGCGCGGCTTGGGGTTGACGGTGCAGAAAGTCTTGCGCTGATTAACGCAGGGCTTGAGGCCGGATTTATGAACACCGACAAAGTCGGGGACGCCTTCAATGAATTCGGCATCCGCTTGCGCGATCCGGCGATTGTCAAGGCTATTACTGACATCGACGAAAGCACCGCTGAATTATTTCAACAGTTTGCGCGTGGGGAGATAACCGAGCGGCAAGCATTTGAACGCATTGCCGCGAGTATCGAAAGTATTGAAGATCCACTCCAGCGGCAAGAGGCGGGTATTCAGGCGTTTGGTACGACGTTTGAAGATTTTGGCGCCGATGCCACGTTCGCGCTTGCTGATGCCCTGGAAGGCGTGGAAGGGTTAGGGGATGAAATCCGCAACAGCGGGCGGCAGTACCAGGACTTTGGGCAACTGTGGGCAGACGTGACAAGCCGGGCAAGTGCAGCGCTTCTTCCGCTTGGGGATAAACTCCTTGAGATTGCGAACCAGGCCATGCCGCATATCATATCGGCTATTGAGTGGTTCGGTACGAACGCGCCCAGCTGGATTGATATGGCGGTGGGTGCCCTTGATGGTTTGATGGCGGTGCTTGTGCCATTGGGGCAATATCTTAGATTTGTTTTTGAAGATGGCGATTATCTTAACGACTGGCTTTGGCACCTCCCCGACGCGATGCAACCGGCGGTGCAGTTTATTGGTGAGTTGATATTTCAATTTCAGCAATTGGCAAGCCAGATAACGGCAGTCATTGGGCCAATTGTCTCGTCTATTCAGGGGGCATTCCAGGGCGCAGAAGCGGCAACGCAGGGTTTCAGCATGGCGACCATCGGGCTAGGCGAGCAATGGGCCATGCTGCAGCAAACATTCGGCGCGGTTGTCACTGCCATCACCAGCATCGTGCAGAGTGGGTTCGGGATTATTCAGGCGTTCTTGCAAGAGAACGGCGCCAGTATTCAGGCGTTCTTTCAAACAACCTGGCAGCAGATCACGACAATTATATCGCTTGCACTGCAACTTATTAACGCAACCATCGTGCCAGCGCTTCAGGGTATTGCATCATTTATCCAGACGAATAGCGATCAGATCATCAACATCCTGACCATGGCATGGAACCAGATCACCACGGTCATCGGGTTGGCATTGACCACTATCCAGACCGCGATCACGCTGGCACTCCAGATCATTGACGGTGACTGGCGCGGCGCGTGGAATACTATTCAACAGTTTAGCCTCCAGTTCGTACTCACATTCGCGCAATTGTTCGAAAATGGTTTCAATATGATTGTTGAGATTGTGCGCCTGGCTATGGCGGCGTTTGGGATTGATATCGATGCGGCGTTCGCGGCGGCGGTGGCAGGGTTCCAGGTGTTTCGCTCCAATTTCATCGACCCGATCATTAATGCATTCAACGCCATCGGAACTGCT